TTTATTAAACACAAATTACCCTGTAACAAATGTAGCAGTAGTGATGCTGTTTCTCTTAACGAGAACGGCTCTGCTAAATGTTTTAGTTGCGATAGTTTCTTTACAAACTATGACGATGAATCAATAAGCAAGGTAGTTAGTATGCCCAATAAACCCAAGCCCGATAACACATTCCTTACATCATACACTGGTGCTTATGGTGCTCTTACTGATAGAGGTATATCAGAAAAGACAGCCACTAAGTTCGGTGTCAAGATTGTTAAAGATAGAAACAACCAAGTAGCACAACACGTATACCCTTACTTTAATGGTAGTGAAGTTGTAGGTACTAAGACAAGGTACGTTGCTAACAAACAGTTTTCATGTAACGGAACTTTTAACGAGACCGGTTTGTTTGGTGAACAGCTGTATGGAAATACAGGTGGTAAGTATCTGACCATTACCGAAGGAGAGTGTGATGCTATGGCAGTACATGAACTCTTCCAAGGTAAGTGGTCGGTAGTATCTTTAAAGCGTGGAGCTTCGGCTGCTGTTAAAGATATACGAGAGAGTATAGAATTTGTAGAATCATTTGAGAATGTAGTTCTATGTTTTGATAACGACAAGGCAGGTAAAGAAGCAGCTAAAGCTGTAGCTAAGATACTTAAGCCGAACAAAACTAGAATCATGTCATTCCCTAACGGGTTCAAAGATGCTAATGAAATGCTCAAGCAAAAGAAATTCCCTGAATTTACACAGGCTTGGTGGAACTCCAAGACTTACACACCTTCAGGTATTATGGAACTATCATCTCAGAAAAATGATTGGTTACATAGAGAAGAGAAAGAGAGTGTTGCGTATCCTTGGGAAGGACTCAACAAGAAACTATATGGAATGCGTAAAGGAGAACTTGTAACCTTAACAGGTGGCACAGGTCTTGGTAAGTCTAGTGTTACTAGAGAACTAGAACATCACCTTATCCAAAACACTACCGACAATGTAGGTATCGTTGCTCTTGAAGAGAACTGGCTAAGAACTGCTGATGGTATCTTATCTATCGAAGCTAACGATAGACTGTACCTAACAGAGAAACGCAAGAACTATAGTGAAGAAGAGCTGACAACTTTGTTTGATAAAGCTATACCGAAAGGTAGAGTTTATATCCATGCTCATCTAGGTGCTACAGATATAGATGATATCTTTTCCAAGCTTAGATATATTATTGTAGGCTGTGAATGTAAATGGGTTATAGTTGACCACTTACATATGCTTGTCAATGTCTTATCAGAAGGTGACGAAAGACGAGGTATTGATATGCTTATGAACAGACTGCGTAGTCTTGTAGAAGAAACAGGTATTGGTATGATATTAGTATCGCATCTTCGTAGAGCAAGTGGAGACAAGGGACATGAGAATGGTGTCGAAGTTTCCCTATCACACCTTAAAGGTTCGGCAGGTATAGCACAGTTATCTGATTGTGTCATTGCCCTAGAGAGAAATCAACAGGCAGCCAATCCTGAAGAAGCCAATACAACCAAGGTTCGTGTACTCAAATCAAGGTACACAGGAGACACAGGATTAGCTTGTGGTCTCAAATATAATTCTGATACAGGCAGACTGTTTGAAGTATCAGAGGAGGAAACATTTGACAACGAACAATTCTAAAATAATATTTGACATAGAAGCAGACGGATTAAACCCTACTAAAGTATGGTGTATCGTAGCTAAAGAATGGAATGGTGCAGTGCATACATTTGATAATACTCAGATAGCTGAAGGGATTAAGTTCCTAGAAAGTGCTGAAGTATTAATTGGGCACAACATTATAGGCTATGATATCCCTGTTTTAGAAAGATTACATGATGCTAAACTTACTAAGAATTTAGAAGATACATTGGTAATGTCTAGGCTATTCAATCCTGTCCGTGAGAATGGACATAGTTTAAAGGCTTGGGGCTGGCGTGTTGGTATGCTAAAGCAAGAATCACCAGCAACTTTTGATGAGTACACCCCTGCTATGTTAGACTATTGTATTCAAGATGTAAAGCTAAACGAATCAGTATATAATTACTTATTAAAAGAAGGAACTATCTTTAGTGAAGAGTCTGTTAATCTTGAGCATTCAGTAGCTAAGATAATGAGACAGCAAGAAAAGACTGGGTTCTTCTTTAATACTAAGGAAGCAATGCTACTGTTGGCTGAATTAAAAGCCAAGCAGTTAGAAGTAGAAGATGAAGTACATAACACATTCAAACCTAAGTGGGTAGATGATAAGTTAGTTACTCCATACATTAGAAAAGACGGAGAGTTATCTAAACGTGGTTTGACAGACGATGAATATAACAACTGCTTAACAACACAATGCGTTGATAATTTTATGAGAAAAAAACTTGTTGAGTTTAATCTAGGTAGTCGTAAACAAATAGGAGAATATCTTATTGACTTCGGCTGGAAGCCTGTAAACTTTACACCAACAGGTCAGCCTATTGTAGATGAAGGAACTCTTAAAAAGATTGAGCATATAAGAGAGGCTAAACTAATTGCAGACTTCTTGCTTTATCAAAAAAGAATAGCACAAGTTACCTCTTGGATAGACCACTTAAAAGGTGACAGAGTTCATGGTAGTGTAATACCTAACGGAACTATCACAGGTAGGATGACACATAGAAGTCCTAACATGGCACAAGTTCCTAACTCAGGAAGTCCTTATGGAAAAGAGTGTCGTTCTTGTTGGACTGTTCCCGAAGGTTATAAACTTGTAGGTATAGATGCTAGTGGGCTTGAGCTCAGAATGTTAGCACACTATATGAACGATGAAAATTATATTAATGAAGTTATTAATGGTGACATACACACCACTAATCAAAAACTTGCCGGTCTTAAAACAAGAGACCAAGCTAAGACATTCATATATGCATTGGTGTATGGAGCAGGTGACGCTAAGATAGGTAGCGTTGCAGGTGGTAGTATGAAGAAGGGTAAAGAATTAAAACAAACATTCTTTAAGAACTTACCCCCTCTTAAAATACTAAAAGAGAAAGTCCAGAAAGCATCTGAAAGAGGATTCTTGAAAGGGCTAGATGGTAGGAAGATATATATAAGAAGCCAACATGCTGCACTTAATACTCTGTTACAGGGTGGGGGTGCTATAGTCATGAAGAAAGCCATGTGTTTTCTACAGGAACTTATAGACTTAAACGATATTGATGCTAAGTTTGTAGCTAATATACATGATGAGTGGCAGATTGAAGTCAAGGAAAGCCAAGCAGAATTTGTAGGAAAGCTAGGAGTCACGTCCATTGAACGAGCATCGGAACATTATAACATGCGTTGCCCTTTGACAGGGGAATACAAAATAGGAGAGAACTGGTATGAAACCCATTAAAGAAATGAAACCTGCTAAAGCTAATAGAAAGAAGTTTGATATAGACTTAGCTTATGGTACAGTCAGAGAAGAAAAGATAGCAGAAATGCTAACCAATAAAAAGATAGAAGTAAAATCAGAAAAAGATATGTGGCAGAAGACAGGTAATATATGTATTGAATATGAATCATGGGGTAAGCCTTCAGGTATCAAAGCTACGGAAGCAGACTATTGGTTTCATAATCTATGTGTAGGTAACAACGAATTCTGCACACTAGTATTTAAGACTGATGTACTTAGAACAATAGTAGATAAATTAGATACATTTAAAACTGTATCCGGTGGTGACCATAAAGCAAGCAGAATGTTCTTGGTTAACTTACAAAAATTATTCTCATCGGATGTTATTAAAGCATTTAAGGAAGCAGAAAATGATAAAGGAAAATGAAAAACTTGTTGACAATACAGAGTTAGATAGCTATAATAAATTTACGTCTGAGTCAGGACATTGGTATACCCAAGAGGGAGACCCAATGTATACTATCGTTGGTGCTAATGGTAAGGAAAGAAACACTACTCTTAGAGATGCTAAGAAAGAAAAGTTAGTTCCTTCCGTTACTACTATCTTAGGCATGATAGCAAAACCTGCCTTAGAAAATTGGAAGATAGACCAAGCACTCAACTCTGCTCTTACATTAGAAAAAGAAGAAGGAGAATCCTTTAAGTCTTTTACTTATAGGTGTAAGACTGACTCTAAAAAACTAGGTATCAAAGCTGCCCAAGAAGGTACTAAGATTCATGCTATGATTGAACGGGGGTTCTTAGGTGAAGGCACTAGTAAGACTTATGAAATTATTCAAGCTTACTTAGATGATAACTTTCCTAATGAAGAATGGATAGCAGAAGATTCTTTCTGTGCTGAATCAGGGTATGGTGGTAAGATAGATTTATATTCTAAGTCTGGTATCTTTGTTGACTTTAAAACAAAGGATAACTTAGAAGGTAAAGACCCTGCTAAATTAGTATACGATGAACACGGTATGCAGTTGTCTGCCTATGCTCAAGGATGTGGGTTTACTGATGTAGAAAGAGTATCTATATTTGTAGATAGAAAAGATACTGAGTTGATATCTTGTCACATATGGGATAAAGCTTCTCAAGAAAAACACACCAACATGTTCAATGCTATATTAGATTATTGGAAGCTGGTTAAAAACTACGACTCTTCTGTTACTAATGGCTAGAGTACCTAGAAAACCTAGACCTAAAAAAACTAATGTACCTAAAGGTTATGATAGTTTATGGGAAGCTCAACTGCATCAAACATTATTACATGATTGGAAGCACCATTGGGATAACATAAACTACATAGTTAAGCATAAGTATGAGCCGGACTTTGTTAAAATAATTGACGGCAAAACAATATTGTTAGAA